ACGCAAAGAACTTGCAGAACTGCGGGAGGCCGAGCAAGTGGGGTTCATCACACCGCTCATGGAGCAGCAGATGTTCGATGACTGGTGCCCATACAAGGGCAGTCCAGACCCGCGAACTGTTTGGGCCGCAGCAATTGATTCTGTCAATGGACTGTTGCTTGATGCGGAGCCAAAGTCCGAGCCAGTGCAGGAGCCTGTGGCTTGGATGGGGTACTCGCCAACTAAAGGCAATGGCTACAAGGTGTTTCTGAATAAGCACTTGGCAGATGCTTACTCTATGGACGTAACCCCACTCTACGCCGCACCCCAAGACGGTCTACGCAAGGCAGCACAGATGGCGCTGGAGGCTATTGAGTTTGTACTGTCGGCTCATGGTGAACAGTTAACCAGTGCGTTTGAGGGTTGCCAAAACGCGATCTTGGAACTACGCAAGGAGTTAGGCCATGGTTAAGGCTGCGATCTCGCTTGAGCGGTATACCAAATGCGTGCGTGCGGTGTTTGACACACTGTCCGCGTCCGACGATGGCATGACCGCGTACGACATTGCCAAGATTACAGGGTATCCACGTAGTACGGTGAACATCGTGGTGGAGGATAATCTGCTGTTCTACGTTGACCGCTGGAAACGCTCACGCGTTGGCGTACCCACCCGTATCTTCATGGCATCCAAGATAGAGCGTTTTGAAGATTGCCCACGACCGGATGATATGAAAATATGACGCACACTCTCAACACGGATAAGTCCGTCGCTGTGGCCGTCGATACGTTCTGGCTACCCATCGGCCCGGACACACCGCGCGGCGTGAAGATACAACTGCTTGGCCAAGGTGGTGTGGCTACCTACGGACACTACGACGGCAAGAACAATTTCTGGGTGTCATGGGCACCCTTACCTAAGAAACCAACCCCACCAACCGAAAGGACAGTATGAGTACCGCAGATGAACAAAGCCTAAAAAACGCAGCGATGCGCCAGCAAATAGAAAATATGGCGATACGTGCAAACCCGCCGTTTGTTGATAAGCTGATGGCGCAAGACAAGTATGAATTTGCTGCAGCCACGCAGGGTACGTACGTTGGCCAGAACGGCGCAACAATTAGCGCAGGTGATGTCTGGGGCGGGCAAACCAAGTTGGCCAACATTGTCGGAGGGTTTCCAACGCGCCAAGTCATTCATATCGTCGTGAGTGAAGTGGAAAACGGTCGCACTGTTGCAGTGGGTGGGCGCATGTACGTCGTGCCGACCGGCACGTCATTACTTGAAACCATAGGCCAAGCACTGGTCGAAGCAAAACTGGAGAACTAAATGCGAGCAGACGACATGCAAGTGGGCGGTGACCATTACCGCTCAAAGAAAGTAACACCGTGGCAGACGATGGAATCTTGTCTGTCCAAGGAAGAGTTCGTGGGTTTTTTGCGCGGCAACGTCATCAAGTACACCATGCGCTGTAACGACAAAGGCGGCATTGAAGACCTGAAGAAAGCGCAGCACTACATGAGCAAGCTCTTGGAGGTACTGGCATGAAAAACTGGATACTGCGCTGGCTGGGGCTAGGCCCTAAAGGCATCGATGCCCCTGTTGCAAGTTTTGTCGGCGGCGGTAACCGGCTCATCGAAACGAAACGTCGCAACTTCTTCGAGATCATCGACGCAGTCAACGGCAAGATCGTTGTGTACACACGCAACGAGTACAACCAAAATGGACCGGACAAGAACGACATGGAGGTATACCTTGTGCATGACGGCGACAACCTGATGGACACAATCACCACGGCGATTGTTTCTGCGGGGCTCAAGTAATGGCCAGCCCTTACACTCCCAACGTCGACCCCTACGAACGAATGGCGCAATCGGTACCGCGTATCGGCATCCCCATGACGTGCTCAGTAGTTATTAGCATAGGAAACGTCGAAGGTGGCTTTGTGTTGTGTGTCAACGCGCAGGGTGAACAGCTCGGCCACCCACGACTCTGCTTCGGTGCAGAGGCAATCGAACAAGGTGTGCAAGCCGTTATTACGCACCTTGTAACTCAAGGACTTGAAAAATGAAAATCACACCGGTCTACATAGACTTTGAAACTTTCTGGAGCGTGACCCACACACTCTCGAAGATGACCAACATCGAGTACGTGATGCACCCGGAAACGGAAATCATCTCGATGTGCATGAAGGTCGGCATCAACGGCGCTGCCATGGTCTACTTCGGCGAGGATGAGATTCGCAAAGCGTTGGCCAGCGTTGCATGGGACAAGGGCATGGCCATTGGCCACAACATGTCGGGCTTCGATGCGCTCATCCTCGCGTGGCGCTTTGGCATCACACCAAAGATGTGGGGTTGCACGCTGGCTATGGCACGCTCCAAGTACAACGCGGACGTGGGCGGCTCACTGTCCAAGCTGGTCGCGCACTTCAAGTCTGAACTGGAAGCCATGGGCATCAGTGGCGTGAAGGACCAGTCAGCGCTCATCAACACCAAGGGGCGTCACTTGAAGGACTTCACCAAGGAAGAGATCAAGGCCATGGCGGTCTACAACAAGGACGACACCGAGCAATGCTGTGGGCTGTTCAAGTTACTGGCGCGCGACTTCCCATCCAAGGAGCTGCTGCAGATCGACCTGACCACGCGCATGCTGACGGAGCCCCAGTTCCTTGTTGACGGCGACCTTCTACGCAGCACCCTGCTGTCTGTTCAGGAAGAGAAGCTGCGCTCACTCAAGGAGCTTACAGACTTGCTGATGTCCAAGGTAGAACAGGTGGTCCACGTGCTGGAAACCGGCACGCAGCTTGCTGAGTTCACGCGCATGCAGCTCATGTCTGCGGCGAAGTTCGGTGAAATACTGACCAAGCGCGGCGTGCCTATCCCGATGAAGGCGTCTCCCACCAACCCGAACAAGCAGATACCGGCGCTGTCCAAGACAGATGAGGCCTTCCTTGCACTGGAAGAACACGACGACCCCGTAGTGGCCATGGCAGTGACCGCGCGGCTGGAGGCCAAGAGCACCCTGCTGGAAACGCGCATTGCCAAGTTCCTCGAAGCCTCGGGCCGCTTGAAGGGTAAGCTGCCCATGCCGTTGCGCTACGCAGGTGCGGCCACCACTGGTCGCTGGAGCGGTGAGATTTTCAACCCGCAGAACCTGCCACGCATCGACCCGACCAAACCGAAGCTCTCCGACTGCTTGCGTAACTCACTGATCGCACCCAGCGGCTACATGGTTGTGACTTCTGACCTTAGCGGTATCGAGCTGCGCATCAACCACTTCTTGTGGCAAGTGCGCTCCAGCATGAAGCTCTTTCATGCAAGCCCTGACAAGGCTGACCTGTACCGTGAGTTCGCGGCCAACCTGTACACGGTGCCCAGCGTAGCCGACGTGACCAAGAACCAGCGGCAGATCGGCAAGATCGCTCACTTGGGGCTGGGCTTCGGTGCGGGGGCTGCGACATTCCAGCGCATCGCCAAGATGATGGGCGGCGTGGACATCACGCTCGATGAAGCGCAAGAGATCACGGACAAGTGGCGTGAAGAGTACAGCGAGATTTACGAGGGCTGGCGTACCTGCCACAACGCGCTGACCGACATCTACAACGGCAACGACGGAGCGATCGACCCGTGGGGCTTGTGCAGGACCGGCAAGGACCACATCGCACTGCCAAGCGGACGCAAGATTTGGTACCCCGGGCTGCATCAGGAAATCGGCGACAAGGGCAAGAAGGAATGGTGGTATGGCACCGGCCGCAACCGGGCGCGCATCTACGCCGGGAAAGTCGACGAGAACATTGTCCAAGCGCTGGCAGCCGATGTGCTGCGCGATGTTGTGCGGGCTATGTACACACGCCACGGTATCAAGCCAGCGTTGCTGGTCCATGACGAATACGTTTGCATCGTGAAACTGCATGAGGCCGAGGCAGTACGCGACAAGCTGGATGCCATCATGCGTGAACCGACCACATGGTGGCCAGCGCTTATTAAATGGTCTGAATCAGGAATGGGGTACAGCTATGGTGAAGCCCACTAACTTTACGGAGCAAGGGACGTTGGACGATTGCGCACTTACCCTGCGCGACGTTCTTCGTGATTACAAGTCGGAGCTTGTTGACATGCGTAGGCGAGGGAGCCTACCGAATCCGTCGGGATTTAACATCCTGAATCACGCTGGAGTGGAGCTGCATATATCCCAGCGTTTAATTAACCTCTTCCTAGTCGAAGAAGCACTGGAAAAATGAACCGCACTGAGAACCTTGGGCACTACCACATAGCTACGGTGGGGCAGCTTAACGAACTGCCCTCCCAAGTAGTTCACATGCTTAGCATGGTAAAAAATGTAGTCCGCATCAAAGTGGAAGCGCACAAACCCGGCGACACAGTGGATTGCAATATGTGGGGGCAACCCGTAACAATGACGTATGAAGTAGCGCGGCATCTCGCCACCCTTCATGCACTGGAGAACTAAATGATTGGATACAAACTTTTTCGCAAGCGCAAGGACGGCAGCTACGGCCCCTTGTTTATTAACCGCAGACTGCGGCTGGAGAAGGGCATCAGCTACCCTGCAGAAGATCACCCAACCAAGGGCTACGCGCATCGCCCCGGCTGGCATGTGTGCAATGAACCTCTGGCACCCCATCTGCGCCAAGGTGGGGACCGTGTGTGGTGCAAGGTGTCTATCAAGGTACTCGACGCCATTCACCGCCCGGCATCCCAAGGTGGCCTCTGGTATCTGGGTAGCAGCATGATGATTTTGGAAGAACTCTCATGAAAAAAATGAGTAGCTGGACATACTCGCGACTGTCTGCCTTCGAGACGTGCGCCAAGCAGTTCTACCACACCAAAGTGCTCAAGGACATAGTCGAGGGCGATACGGCTGCAACACTGTGGGGCAAGAAGGTGCACACCGCATTTGAGAACGTGATGATTCACAACGAGCCCTTACCCGAGGGCATGCAACACTGGCAAAGCATCGCAGATAAGTTTGCGCGGCTGCCCGGTGAGAAGCTGGTGGAGTACAAGTTTGCTATCGACAAGAACTTTGAGCCCGCACCGTGGGATGCATCATGGAGTCGCGGCATCGCTGACTTGGTTGTGCGCCACAAGAAACGCGTGCTCATCGCTGACTGGAAGACAGGCAAGAAGAAACCCACTGAGCAGTTGGACCTGTACGCTGGCTACATCATGGCGCAGTGGCCTGACACCGAAGTCATCCAGACAGCATTCGTGTGGCTTAAAGAATCCAAGATGACCAAGAAGACGATGGGTGCGGATGCTGTGCCAGTTATCTGGCAACAGTTTGTGCCCCGGGTGCGCCGCATGGAGCGCGCCTACGAGCAGGACTCATGGCCTGCTAAACCATCGGGCCTATGCCGAGGCTGGTGCCCCTGTAAAACCTGCCAACACTACAAGGAGAAAACGTAATGCTTACCATTGACGTAAAGATTGACCCTGCAAGTATGAAAAAGTATGTTGAAGATTACGTGGCCAAGGAGTGCCTGAAAACCATCAAAGTTACCGTCGACTACTACACAGGCAAAGAACTGCGGCTCTACATCGAGCATGAGGTCAAGGCCGCAATGAAAAGCGAAAAGTTTGTCGCTAACCTGCAAGCCATAGTAGGTGCCCAAGTCGTAGACCGTTTGGGCAAAAAGATCGCAAAGGAGAAAACGTAATGGACGAAGCAGTCGTAATCAACAAGCCACAATTGGTGGCAGCCATCAAAGCCGGTGCGCAAGCATCGTTTGAACTGGCCAAGCAACACCCCTTCAAGGTAACGCTTGGCACCCTGACACTCACCTTCAAGGAGGGACTGCATGAACGAAGAGCCAAAGTCATCGTTAGGAATATCCATAGAACACCTGCTTCTGCATTTAATACGGGCGAAGCAAGGGGGTTACTTGGTGCGTAGTCAACTCGATTATGTAACTACGCTACTTAAGATCGGCGTGCCGGAAGAGCAAGTAGTTGTTCTCAACAGCTTGTGGTTGCGCATGGGGTTAACGCATGTAGTTATTGCAGGGCGCAGTCATCAACTTCGTGAAATGGAGCCATCGTGACACCTGAAGGAAAGGTCAAAGAAAAAGTCAAGGCCATACTTAAAAGCGAGGGCTGGTGGTTCTACATTGCAGTAGCTGGCCCCTTTTCAACGCACGGCATACCTGACATAATGTGCTGCAAGAACGGCCAGCTTCTTGGTGTGGAAGTGAAGGCAAAAGGTAAGCGAAACAACACCACCGCAAATCAAGATCGTGTCATACGAGAGATGGTTGCGGCCGGGGCTTGGGCTATCGTCGTTGACGACGCTCAGCAATTGATGGACTTTTTATTGGAGAAAGAACTTGGCTAAATCAACTGCAGAAAAGCTGGCCTACCAAAAGGCCTATAACTCGCAACCCGCCCAGAAAGAAGCTGGTGTCGAACGTCGCCGCGAACGTCGCCATGAGATCGCTGCGGGCAAGGTAGCAATTGGCGATGGCAAAGATATTGCCCACGTCAAACCCCTGTCAGGTGGTGGCAAGACGGTGGCCAGTAACCTGAAGGTCGAGCCCGCTACCAAGAACCGTGGATGGCGCGAAGGCGAAGCTGGATACAAGGTGCCGGTGGACAAGAAAGGTGGTTCCAAATGAAGTTCGCTAAAATTGAGGACGGGGACCTGCAGTGCCCATGCTGCCCCGGAAATAACCTTCATCAAATATCGGTTACCGCATTCTTCCGTGCAGAAGACGCTGAACGGGGTGTTGCTGGGATGATCTCAGACGAAGGTGGCGGCGTTTTTACAAAAGCCACCATGGAAGATAACCCGAGCGCGCGCAGAGATGGACTTTCTATTGCGTTTACTTGTGAAAACTGCCACGGTGACCCTACCGAAACAGACAGGATTCCCCACGTCCTTAACGTCGTTCAGCATAAAGGTTTTACCCTGATGTACTGGGTAGAGTAACGTGTACATCCACAAAAGAAAAAAAGCCGTGGTCTTGAAGCTGCGGCACCCCTCAAGGATAACGTCGGTGATACCCACAGCGCGCATGGTGAACAGCCATGTGGTAGCTCTACCTCACCGGCCCGACGAGACGCGGGTGCTGCGCAACTTGGGGTTCGACATACCGGACCCGATGCCACTGCACTACGACTATCCGTTGGCCAACGGACGGTTCAATCCGTTTGAAGTGCAACGCACGACGGCTAGTTTTCTTTCCATGAGCAGGCGTGCTTTTTGTCTCAACGACATGGGCACTGGGAAAACCAACTCAGCGCTGTGGGCCTATGACTACCTAAGAACAGTCAAGCAGGCCAAACGCATGCTGGTTGTGTGCCCGCTGTCTACCATGGAGCGCACGTGGGGGGACGCGGTGTTCTCCACGTTCCCGCATCTGGATGCCGTCGTACTCTATGGCTCCCGCGAACGTCGACTAAAACTGCTGGACCAGAAAGCCGACATATACATCATCAACATTGATGGCATCAGCATCATCAAAAAGGAGTTAGCCAAACGCCCGGACATCGATCTTGTTGTGGTGGATGAACTAGCTATGGCCCGCAACGCACAGACCGACCGATGGACAATACTCAACGAAATATGCAACAAGCAAGCGCCCCGGCGCGTGTGGGGAATGACTGGCTCACCTACGCCCAACTCCCCTACCGACGCGTGGGCTCAGTGCCGCCTTATCACACCAGACAACCCGGAAGTGCCTCGGTACTTCGGCCGCTTCAAAGATTCCGTGATGCGGCAATTGACGCCCTTCAAGTGGATTGCGCGACCGACTGCGAATGACACCGTGTTCAAGTGCATGCAGCCAGCCATCCGGTATGCGCTGGACGACTGTGTCGATCTGCCAGAACAGATCGTGCTCTCCCGGGAAGTGGAACTAACCAAGGAGCAAGACAAGGCCTACAAAGACATGATGACCCGCCTGTCGACGGAAGCCGCAGGTGGCCAAATACTCGCTGTCAACGAAGCTGTCAAGGCCAATAAACTGATACAAATTGCATGTGGCGTTGCGTACGGAACGAATGGCGAAAACATAATTATTCCATCTAAGCCGAGGGTTGATTTAGTCAAAGAAATCATTGAAGAGTCGGAAGGAAAGGTGATAGTATTTGTCCCCTTGACCGGGGCGTTGAACGCAATCAAGACAGAATTAGACAAGGACACAACAGTGGAAGTAGTCAATGGCGAGACTAGCAAGTCTGAGCGTGATCGCATTTTTGGTGAGTTCCAAAACCAAGTCGAACCGCGCGTCTTGTTGGCCAATGCGCAGACCATGAGCCACGGGCTTACCCTAACTGCTGCCACGACGATTGTCTGGTACGCTCCGGTTCACTCGAACGAAATTTATGAGCAAGCGTGTGCTCGGGTTCGTCGCCCGGGGCAGACAAAGAAAACTGTAATTGTGCATATTGCAGGCACAGCTATGGAGCGAACGATATATAAAAGACTGGCAGCCAAGCAGTCTATGCAAGGCGTTCTTCTGGACATGGTCAAGGAGAACAATGGTGTTGAAGCGTAACTCAAGGAATCCAAAATGAAGCTCTCTGAAGCAGTGGAAATCTACATCGCCATGCGCGATAAAAAGGCTGAGATCGACAAGGCCCGCAAAGCCGAGATCGCAGTCATCCAAGACAAAATGGACAAGCTCGAAGGCCAGCTCATGGTGGCTCTCGACAAGCTCGGTGGGGAGGGAATGCGTACCGCTGCCGGTACTGCGTACATCAGCTCTCGCACCAGCGCAACGATCGCCGACAAGGATGCCTTCATGGGCCACGTCAAATCTAATTTGGCATGGGACCTCATGGAAGTCCGAGTCAGCAAACTCGCAGTGGATGCCTATGCTGCTGAGCACGGTGATGTGCCACCGGGTGTGAACTATCG